TGTAAGAATAACTTCGAATACATCGACAGTTTCGATACGATTGTTTTGTGTTTTGACCACGACCCTCAGGGCAAGGAAGCATCCCAACAAGTAGCGGATTTGTTTGGGTCCAAAGTTAAAGTAGTCAAGAACAGCGGTGAGTTCAAAGACGCAAGCGATTATCTGCAGTCTAAACAACACGAACTCTTTATGAAAGATTGGTGGTCCGCTGAACGGTTTGTTCCTGACGGTATTGTGGATGGAAGCACATTGTGGGATATAGTTAGTACACCGATGGAAGACAGTCTAATCAACTACCCGTACAAGGGGTTGAATGATTTGACCTATGGCATTAGACCTAACGAGATGGTGATTGTTGCTGCCGGATCAGGGCTCGGTAAGTCGCAGTTCATGCGTGAGTTTGTGTACCATATCCTGAACAACAGTGAGGACAACATCGGGCTATTGTTCTTGGAAGAAACGGTGCGCACCACTGCTCGGTCCATGATGTCACTACACGCCAACAAACTACTGCACTTACCTACCACTAAGGTGTCGGACAAGGAACTGCGAGAGTCCTTCGAGGCTACGTTAGGCACGGGTCGATTGTTTCTTCTCGACAGCAACGGTGAGCTAGACAAGGACAAGATCATTAAGCGTGTTAGGTACATGGCTAAAGGTCTGGGGTGTAAGTACATTTTCCTGGATCACATAAGTATCATCGTGGCGGGAGCGCAGAGAGGATCAGAGAGAGAAGCACTGGAAGAGATCATGCGAGAGTTGCGTATCTTGGTTAAAGAAACTGAGATATGTTTGTTTGGCGTCTCACATCTGAAGAGACCTGAAGGCAAGGGTCACGAGGAGGGAGCGTCAACGAGTCTAGCGCATCTTAAAGGGTCGTCGGCTCAAGGCAACGTAGCGGATATTGTCATAGGTCTTGAGCGTAACGGTCAGCACGATGACGAAGAAGAAAGACATACGACTAAGGTAAGGGTACTCAAGAATAGATTCAGCGGTTTAACTGGTCCGGCTTGTCGGTTGCTATACAATAAGCAAACAGGTAGGATGATAGAAAAACACGAGGAGGATGCTCTATGAAAAGACTAGCGATTGACATTGAAACTGATGGCTTAGATGCCACTGAGATATGGTGTGCGGTCACTAAAGATATTGATAACGGAGAAGTTAAGGTATGGAAAACAGCAAGCGAGTTATTAAGATACGTCGAACCGGAAGACACTCTGATAGGTCACAACATAATCGGCTTCGATTTACCAGTGTTGAAGAAGCTATGGAATTTGAAGACGAATTCCAACCCACTGAGAGACACGTTGATAATGTCTCGACTACTAAACCCCGTGCTAGAAAAAGGACACTCTCTCGATTCATGGGGCGTGAGACTAGGGCTAAAAAAAGGGGACTTCAGTGACTTCGATGGTGGCTTATCTGACAGCATGGTGGAGTACTGTATACAGGATGTTGAGATCACTCATGCACTATTCACGCATCTTAATTCTAGTCTATTGGGCTGGGGTCAGTCAGTTGATCTTGAGCATGAGGTCGCTACTGTCGTTAAAAAGCAAGAAATAAACGGCTTTAAGCTAGATGTACCGAAGTGTATGACGATGCTATCTGATTGGCAGCAAAGCCTTATAGACATTGAGGAAGAGCTACAACAAGTCTTCCAACCTATAACGACTGAGCGATATAGCGACAAGACAGGTAAGCGATTGAAGGATAAAGTAACCGTATTCAACCCAGGTTCCCGTAAGCAAATAGCGGAACGATTAATGAGTCTCGGTTGGAAACCAAGAAAACATACAGAGAAAGGTTCGGTTATTGTTGATGAGAAAGTATTACAAACTGTTAGAATCCCTCAAGCTAAACCTATTCTGCGATATCTACTCCTTCAGAAACGGGTGGCTCAAGTTAAGTCGTGGGTTGAGAATGTATCTGAAAGGGGACGGGTACATTGTCAGGTCAGAACCAACGGAGCAATCACGGGACGAATGACCCATAGTAAACCTAATCTCGCACAGGTACCGAGGGTAGGAACTGAGTACGGCGAGGAGTGTAGATCAGTATGGACAGTAGAGGACGGTAATGTACTACTCGGTGCTGACGCTAGTGGACTAGAACTCAGGATGCTTGCACACTATATGGATGACAAGAACTACACGAAAGAGATACTCGAAGGTGATATCCATACAGCTAACATGCAAGCTGCCGGACTGACTGACAGAGATCAAGCCAAGACATTTATCTATGCGTTTCTGTATGGTGCAGGTCCTGCTAAGATCGGTCAGATTGTAGGTGGTGGTGAGCGAGAAGGCAGACGATTGATCGATAGCTTCTTAAAGAACACGCCAGCCTTGCAGAAGCTCAAGGACAAGGTGAGTCGATTGGCTGAGAAGGAATGGTTACCTGGATTGGATGGTCGTAGGTTGATTGTCCGGTCACAACACGCAGCACTGAATACCTTACTGCAAGGTGCTGGTGCAATAGTGATGAAGCAAGCGTTAATAATGTTGAACAGAAAGTTAATCCATGCTAATATGGATGCTCGGTTTGTTGCCAATGTACATGATGAATGGCAGATTGAAACAACCGAACAAGATGCGGAAACGGTTGGACACTTCGCAGTACAATCCATCCGTCAAGCTGGAATCCGTCTAAACTTACGATGCCCATTAGACGGGGAATTTAAAGTAGGACTGAACTGGGCATCTACACATTAACTAAAGGAAATTAAATGAAACCAGTAAAAGTAAAAGGTCAGGTATTTTGGTCACGACATAACGAGGCTTACGATGATGGTAGGTTTGGTGTGGACATTGGTCAACTGTCTGAGAAAGCAGTAGCTAAGTTACAAGATGAAGCGATGCTTGATGTTAAGCATAAAGAAGATCAGCAGTTTCATGTAACTTGCAAGAGTAATTATCCAATCAAGATGGTTGACTCAGAGGGCGTAGAGATTACAGGTAAGATCGGTAATGGCTCTGATTGTGTTGCCATCATTGACCCTTATAGTTACAACTATAAAGGTAAGAAGGGCGTGTCAGCAGGGATTCGGGGGACGGTAGTTGTTACCAACCTGATTCACTATGACGCACCGTCAGCTAGTGACCCAGAACTGGACGCACTAGAAGCAGTATAATGGGTAGACCGTCTCTCAATAATGCAACAGCACTGATTGACGGTGATATCCTCGTGTATCGGATTGGCTTTGCGAGTGATGATGATGATGAAAAGTTTGCTATTAGTCGGATGGGTAATTATGTTACTAACCTTTTACGTTTCGATTACGTAGATGACTTCTCTGGTTACATCACAGGCAGAACCAATTTCCGGTACAAGATAGCTAACGAGAAAGAGTACAAGGGGAATCGTAGTGGCGCTAGAAAGCCTAACCATTACACCGCCCTGCGTCAGTACCTCATGGACAAGTGGGGATTTGAGTTAAGCGAAGGGGAAGAAGCGGATGACGCAATTGGAATTGCAGCCTACACTATGAAGGCTGGATCCTTTTGCGTTATGTCGTTAGATAAAGACCTTGATATGTTACGGGGATGGCACTATAACTTCGTCAAGGACAATCTGTATTACATTACTGAGAAGGAAGCCATCAAACATTTCTACCTCCAGATACTGACAGGTGATCGAGTGGACAACATCCCAGGATTACAGGGTATAGGTCCCGTGAAAGCCGATAAGATACTGAAGGATTGTAAAAACGAGAGACAATTATTTGCTGCGGTTTTAGAATCGTATGAGGATAACCTTGAGTTACTAACTGAAAGAGCGCAACTATTATGGATACGGAGAAAAGCTGGCGAGATTTGGACACCCAAGATTTCCCAGAAATAGTTTATATCGAATGGTGGGATGCTGTGTCAGAAGCTGGATGGGAAACCGTTGAGAAAGCTGAGGCTCACCCAGTGTTAAGTATAGGTTTCTTAGTAGCGGAAGATGATAACGCTATCTGTATTGCTGCTGCTATATCTGACGATCAGTCTAACTCAAGAATGCAAATACCTAAGGGCATGATAAGCAAGATGAAACGGGTTAGATTGAATAAGTTCTTAGACATAAGGAGAAAACAATCAAAACCCAAAGCGCAAAAGCAAAAGGAAGAAAACTCCAACAGTGGTTCCGAGACAAACTTCTGGACAGGTTCAACTTTTCCAGGTCCGATGTAAGGTCCACCAGTATGGGTGCTGGAGGGGAAGACATTCTGTTTTCTCAAGAAGCCGGAGACACACTAGGTATATCAGTTGAGTGCAAGTCAAGAAACTCTATGGCTTTGTATGCCTTCTATTCCCAAGCTGCCGACAATTGTCCAGAAGATAGAGAGCCTGTTGTAGTAGTCAAACAGAATCACTCTAAGCCTCTGGCAGTCATCGACGCTGAGTACTTCATACACTTGCTAAAGGAACAACATGAGACACTTAGTAATTCCTGACACTCAATGCAAACCTGGCTATCCTACTGAGCATTTAGAGTGGGTCGGTAAGTATGCAGCTGAGAAGAAACCAGAAGTTATTGTCCATCTCGGAGATCATTGGGATATGCCAAGCCTATCTGTATACGATGTCGGTAAGAAAGCGTTTGAAGGTAGGACGTATCAGTCTGACATCACTGCCGGTAACTTAGCGATGAACAGGTTGATGAAACCTATTGTCAACGAGATTAATAGGTTAAAGAGAAACAGAAAGAAAACATGGAACCCTAAGTTAGTTTTCTTAATTGGTAATCATGAGCAACGTATTGAGAGAGCAATAGAGTCTGATAGAAAACTAGAAGGATTGGTAGGCTACGGTGACTTTAACCTCAAACAATACGGCTGGGAAGTGCAAGACTTTTTGGATGTAAAAATAATAAATAACATTGCATACAGTCATTACTTTACATCAGGCGTTATGGGTAGACCAGTTAGTAATCCTGGTTTACTTTTACAGAAGAAGCATATGAGTTGTATTATGGGACACGTTCAAGACCGAGCTATATCATTTAGTAAACGGGCAGACGGTTCTAGCATTACAGGAATCTTTGCTGGTATCTGTTACCAACATGACGAAGACTACTTAACTCCGCAGACAAATGGCAGCTGGTCAGGAGTTTGGATGTTAAACGAAGTAGACAATGGTAGCTTTGATGAAATGCCAATCAGTTTAAATTATCTAAGGAAGAAATATGGAAGTAGAAGAACTGCTAGAAACCAGAGGTGACACTTACGGGCAGTACATAGTAGTTAGCCGGATTAGTCAGGATATAAAGAAGATCATGAAGAGTTCACCTAACTACGAAACAATGCCTAACTATATGCGAGAGTCTCTTGACATGATTGCTAACAAGTTAGCTAGGATACTTAACGGTGATCCGCACTACTTAGATTCTTGGTCGGACATAGCTGGTTATGTTACTCTTGTCAAGATGGAGATAGAGGACCATGAACCTGACAATCGCTGAACTAAAAGAAAAGCTGATGCAGTTTGATGAGCTTGATTTGATTGAGCTTCTGGACCTAACTTCAGAAGACATACTTGATCGGTTTGAAGATGTTGTTGAAGATAAATATGAATTATTAAAAAAGGAAATATAGATGGATTTTTATCAGGAGTACATTGCTAAGAGTAGGTATTGCAGATTTGTAGAATCAGAAGGACGTAGGGAAGATTGGTTTGAGACAGTCGATAGGTACATGGACTTCATGAAGAACCATCTGGAGACTAAGCACAACCATGTCATGCCGATGGAGATAGACTCGGAGATGCGTGAGGCTATTAAGAACTTAGAGGTTGTGCCTTCGATGAGAGCTATCATGGCTGCAGGTAAGGCACTCGATAGGGACAACACAGCAGGATACAACTGTAGCTATATGCCGGTTGATGATCCTAAAGCATTTGACGAAGCTATGTACATCCTACTGTGCGGTACTGGTGTAGGGTTTAGTGTCGAACATAAGTACGTTGACAAGTTACCTGAGATACCTGACCAGTTGTTCGACTCTGAAACAACTATCGTTGTACCTGATAGCAAGGAAGGTTGGGCTAAGTCACTACGTCAGGTCATTGCTTTGTTGTACTCTGGTGAGATACCACAGTGGGATACAAGCAAGGTTAGACCAGCAGGTGCTAGACTTAAGACGTTTGGTGGTAGAGCTAGTGGACCAGAACCTCTCAACGAGTTGTTCAAGTTTGTTATCGCTAAGTTTCAGGGAGCAGTAGGACGTAAGCTCAACACACTAGAGTGCCATGACATTATGTGCAAGGTAGCTGAGGTTGTAGTAGTGGGTGGTGTTAGACGTTCAGCTATGATCTCACTGTCTGATCTGGAAGATGACAAGATGAGACACGCTAAAGTAGGACAGTGGTGGGAAGCTAATCCGCAACGTGCATTGGCTAACAACTCTGCTGTGTATGCTACCAAGCCTGATGTCGGTCAGTTTCTAAACGAGTGGACCAGCTTGTATCACAGTCATAGTGGTGAGCGTGGTATCTTTAATCGTGAGGCTGCTGTAGCTACTGCTAAGAAGAATGGTCGCAGAGATACAGACTTCGAGTTTGGTACTAACCCATGCTCAGAGATTATCCTTAGACCCTATCAGTTCTGTAACTTGTCTGAGGTAGTGGTACGAGATACAGATACCAAGTACGACCTAGAACGTAAGGTCAGACTAGCTACTATATTAGGAACGTATCAGTCTACAATGACTCACTTTCCTTATCTCAGAAAAGTATGGCAGAAGAATACTGAGGCTGAGAGATTACTAGGTGTGTCACTGACTGGTATCCTGGACAACAAACTTATGGGAGAAACCAGTGAACAAACTAAAGCAATGCTTGAGGGACTCAGAGATGTTTCGGTTGATACAAACTTACAGCTATCCACTGAGCTTGATATCCCTGTATCTGCTGCCATCACTTGTATTAAGCCTTCTGGCACTGTTAGTCAGCTTGTTGATTCTGCCAGTGGCATTCATACGAGACACAGTAAATACTATATCCGCAGGGTACGAGGCGATAAGAAAGATCCTCTATCCACGTTCATGACTGAGCAGGGTATACCGTCTGAGGACTGTGTGCTACGACCAGAATCTACTACTG